GCGACAGCCGGAACCTACGGCCTGCATCCCGACGCCCGGGACTGGCGCGATCGCGTCGCGGCAAACGGCGGCTCGGTCAGCGCGTCGACGTTGAATGCCGTCAGCGTGTTCTGCGCGTCGGCCGTCAGCGGCGGATGGCGCGACCGTTTCCTCCGGCTGAACCTGTTCTGCGGCGCGTCCGACTCGTCGCTGTTTGCGGTGCGGACGCCGCTCTATCGCGGGCAGTCGCTCGGCGGCACCCAATACGGCAACGCGACAGACACCAACAACAGTTTCGTCGCTGGCGACTACACCGAGACGGGATCGTCTGGCGGACTGGCCGGAAACACCTCAACGAAATATCTGCAAACCGGCCTCGCGGTGAACACGCTCACCGTCGGCGATCGGCATCTCTCGGCCTACGAGGTCGTGCGGAGCGGCGGGACGTACCAGAACTTCCTCGGCACGGAGAGTGTCTCCACCGGCGCAAACCAGTTCCTGCTCGGCTATGAGGGAAGTGGGTCTGTCGTGAGGTTTGGTTTCACCGCGTTTTCCAGTTCGCTCGGCTCGGCAACAACAAGTACGGGCGGCCACTGGCTCGGAACAAACATCAGTTCCGGAGGCGGAACGCTCTATAAAAACGCAGCCATCGAGGGACAAACCACTGGTAATACGGCCAGCCCAGGGTCTGAGGAGTTCTACATTTTCGCGCTGAACCGCCTCGGCTCGCGCGTGTCCTACTACGCCGGCCGGCTCGGCGGCTACTCAATCGGCCTCGCGATGACGCCGACGCAGGTGTCGTCTTTCTACACCGCGATGCAGGCGTTCCAGACTTCACTGTCGAGGAATGTATGACGCTCGCCGACGTTACGTTCCCTGTGTCCTACGAGTGGGGCCGCGCTCACGCACTGCTGTTCTCGGTCGCGATCGCGGCCCGGCTTGGTCAACTGCACGCCCAGTATGGGCGGCCCGACTGCCGCGCGACGCCGGCCCTCACGACCGACGGGCGGTTTCTGCTCACGGCCGACATCCTGACGGCGATCGTTCCGGGCGGCTACCTGGCCGACATGTGGGCCGCGGCCGACCAGGCCGCCCTCTTGCCGAGCGTGGAGGTCGTGCCGATCGCGGACGCGCTCGCCATGCTGCCGCCGCCGGTCGTGGTCGAGGCGGTGACGCCGTGACGCAACGCGTCGAACGATGGTCACCGCCGCGGCCCGTATTTCCCGCAGCGAAACCAGGGTGGACAGGTTCGCCGATCTAGGTAGGCTACCGGTGAACAAGCGAACACCACCGCCATGATCGAACACCTTCATCGCGTCGCGGCCCACGCCTACCACTGCGGCGAGATGGACGTTGGCCGCCGCTGCTGCGAGCGGCTTCTGCGGCTCCCGCTGTCGCCGGAGCGAGAGGAGCGTGTGCGGGCGAATCGCACCTGGTACACGCCGACCATAGCCGACCAAGGAATCGCCGCAGAGTTCACGCGGATCGACGTGCCGCCGGCCCGCGTCGGCTGGTCGCTGTTCAATCCGTCGGTCGTGCTTCACGCCGGCCGGCTGCTGGTAAACGTCCGGTCGAGCAACTACCGGATCGACGAGAACGGCCGCTACGTCATTCCTCCCGACGACGTTGAAACGATCCGCACGCACAACGGTCTCGTCGATCTTGGCGGCGACGCGGACGCGATCCGCTACTGGGCCGCAGACTACGAAGCGAGCAAGTATGCGGTCGAAGGGCTCGAGGACGTGCGGCTCAACTCGGTCGATGGCGAACTGATCGCGTCGGCCACGATCCGCAACTGGGCGGGCCACGACGGCACCTGCCGCATCGGCGTCGGGAAGCTGGAGCGGTGGGACGCTATTAGCGACCTCCGCTGCCACAAGACCGTCGACGGCCGCCACGAGAAGAACTGGATGCCGATTACCGGCCGCCGGGAGTGGCTCTATTCGTGCCACCACGGCGGGAAGACGTGCCTCGTCCGCGAGGACGGAAACGACTGGACGGTGACGGCACACGCCGAGGCGCCGCCGGTGGCCCGCGGCTTCCGCGGCGGCTCGCAGCTCGTGCCGGTGCCAGACGGCCGGCGGTGGCTCGCGATCGTGCATGAGGTGGCCGCCGACACGCGGCGGGTCTACGAGCACCGGGTGGTCGAGTTCGACCAGACCCAGGACTGGCGGATCACGCGAGTCTCGCCGCCCTTCGCGTTCCGCCAAACGCGGTCGATCGAGTTCTGTGCCGGGCTGGCGTTCGCCACCGAGGGCGACCTTGTTGCGTCGTTCGGCGTGAACGACGCCGAGGCGTGGCTGGTGCGGCTCCCCAACTGGCGAGACTGGGACTCGTGGCTGGAGGACGCATGGGAGTGACCATCAGCGTATCGCTGCTCGACGAAATCAAGGCGACCCTTGAAGCCAACTGGCGCGAGGATGACTGGTTCGGCTGCGATTCAAGGGTCATACTTCACTACGCCTGGAAAGCGGCAATCTTCCGCCGCTATAAGCCGCGGCAGGTAATTGAGATCGGCACCCGCTGCGGCTACTCGCTGCTGACGTTTGAGACAGCGGCGCCGGGGGCCAGCTACCTCGCGATCGACGGGGCGATGGACGCCGACTCCTACGACTGCCTCGCCCACTGGCGTCGGCTCGTGGAGCGGCACGCCATCGACGCCCGGCTAGTGGTCGTCGACTCCCACGCGATCAAGAGTTTGCCACCGGCAGATTTCGCGCACATCGACGGCGACCACTCCTACCGCGGGGCGCTCGCCGACCTCCGGCTGGTCGCCGGCTGCGGCGTGATCTTGGCGGACGACTGCGACAACCGGGACGTGCGGGCGGCTGTCGAGGCGTTCGCGGCCGAGCAAGCTCGGACTGTAGAGTATTTCGATGATGGGCTGCGTCAGGGGGCAATCCTGACATGAGCCTCATGGATCAGCTTGAGGAGCGTGGCGACCTGTGGTGGCCGAAGGCCGATCACGGTTGCTGGGAGTGGATGCACGCCGACGCCGGGCTGCCGGACGCACTCATGGCCCACTGCCGGCAGTTCCGCACGATCATCGTGGCGGGTGCGAATGCGGGCTTCTACATCGCGGCCTATGCCGCCCGGTTCGAGCGGGTGATCGCGGTCGAGCCGGAACCGGTCAACTTCCTGGCACTCACGCTCAACTGCCCGCAACCCAACGTCATCAAGGTGCAGGCGGCACTTGGGAACGTCCCCGGCGGGGTGTCGGTTCGGACGGAGTGCGACGGCAACCGAGGGGGTTTCTACGTCACCGACGGCGGCATGATCCCCACCCTGCTGATCGACGACTTCGAGGCCGAGGTGGATGCGATCCACCTGGACGTTGAGGGTTACGAGGTTCCGGCGTTGCTCGGGGCCGACCTCACGATCGCCGCCATACGGCCAGCGATCATGGTGGAGTCGATCGGCAACGGCGAGCGGTACGGCTACGACAACGAAGCCGTCGAGAAGAGGCTGCACTCCTGGGGCTACGTTGCCGTGGAGAATCTCAAGCACGACACGATCTACAGGTGGGGTGGTGCATGAAGGTTGCCATCTACGCGCTCGCGAAGAACGAAGCCGCCAACGTCGAGCGGTGGGAGGCATCGTGCCGCGAGGCCGACGTGCGGGTGGTGACCGACACCGGGTCGACCGACGAGACGGTGGAGAAGCTGGAGGCCGCCGGCATCGCGGTAGTCCGCGGGGCACCGATCCCGTGGCGATGGGACGACGCCCACAACCTCAGTCTCATGCACGTCCCGGCGGACGTTGACGTGGCGATCCGGCTCGATCTCGACGAAGCCCTCGATCCAGGCTGGCGTGATGGGCTGGAGGCGGCGTGGAAACAGAACACTACCAAGCTGCGGTACTGGTACTGGTGGTCGGAGGACATTCGATTCCGTTGCGATCGGATTCATTCCCGCGACGGCTACCGGTGGACCGGGGCGACGCACGAGGGGCTCGTCCGCTGGTCCGGAGACGAGGCGCAGACCTACACCGACGCGGTCGTGATTCGCCACCACCGGCAGCCAGGCAAGACGCACACAACCGATCTGACGCTGTTGCGGAGGGCGGTTGAGGAGAACCCGACCGACGCCCGGATGCAGTGGTATTTCGCGAGAGAGTTGGACTACGCCAACGACCAGCAAGCAGCGGCCGAGTTCGCCAAGTACCTCCGGATGCCGGGCGGTGCTCCAAACGAGCGGGCTTACGCTCGGCTGGTGCTCGCGCGGCTCGACCAAGCCGGCGGCGCGATCCACGTCCTGGGTGCGATGATGGAAAGCCCGCTCGAGCCGGAGCCATACGTCCAGGTCGCCCAAAAAGCATGGCAACTCCGCGACCCGGTGGGGACTCTGTATTGGGCCAGACAAGCGCTCAACTGTGCCAGCGAAAACCGCTCGCACACGAGCATGGTGTCGTGCTACGGCGATCTGCCGGCAGACCTCGCGTACTCGGCAGCCTACGAGTTGGGGCTGACGGACGAGGCCGCCATACAC